CCAATCAGCAGCAACGAACACCGGAAACCAATCAGCAGCAACGAACACCGGAAACCAATCAGCAGCAACGAACACCGGAAACTATTCAGCAGCAGAAGTAACCGGAAAAGAATCAATAGCCATAGTAACAGGAAAAGATAGCAAGGCTAAAGGAGGTATCGGTTGTTGGATAGTTCTTACAGAAAGAGGAGAATGGGATGATAATGTGTATCCGATTAAAGAAGTTAAAGCTGTAAGGGTTGATGGTGAAATTATAAAACCTGATACTTACTATAAGTTAATCGATGGTGAAGTTATTCCATGTGAGTAATCTATTCCCGGTTTTCCTTGATCGGCACTCCGGGAGCAATTTAAACCACTTTAAATAATATAAGATATGAAAGAAGAAAAAGAATTAACCATTAGAGAGAAAGAATCTGTATTTGAGATCCAAACAGCAGATTTGAGTAAAGACAATCTTCCTTCTTTGGATGATGCCCAAGAACTTCCAATAGACTTGTGCGGTAATTATTGGTCTCCAGAACAGGCTGGAGAATTTAAGAAAATATTTTTTGTAGAAATCAAACCACAAAAGGTATTGAGTGCTACCAATCCAGATGAATTAATAGATTTAGATTGTGCTTTCTTCTTAGAAAGAAAGGCAGACGGAACAGTTCAAACTATAACTAACGGTTCCAGAAGATTAGTCGGTATTTTGGAGCAATATATTGAGAATGGTGCTCTTAAAAAAGGAACTCCCCTTAAAATCACGTACATGGGTAAAAGGAAGAATAAAACCAATAATTTCCAATCAGACAATTGGTCTGTCAAACCCCTGCTTATAAACTTACCTGTTGCCGGCTAATGGAAGCATTTGACTTGAATGGATTTGCAGAAGGGGAAGAACTCAACCCTTCTGCTTATAATCCGGAAGATTATCCTACCAAAGAAGAAATGCTTGATTTTATATACTCAAATTCTCACAAGCCACCCGTTAATATTGATTTGAAAGAATTAAGCGTTAACGGACTGGTTAAGCGAGATCCAATGGAGATGTATTTGAAAAGCAAGCATATTTCTTCTTCTAATCTCAAAAATGCCCTCAAGACTCCTCGTTCATTTTACTATGATTATGAAAGGGTATTTGAGGAAAAAGAAAAGCCCTGTTTTCAACTAGGCACATTTGCCCACATGGCATTCTTGGAGCCACGTTTATTTGAACTTGTCAAAGTAGAACCTAAATGTAATCAATCTTCCAAAGACGGTGTAATAGTTATGATTAAGTTCTATAACGAGTTATTATCAAATGATAAGAACTATGTTCCAGATGTCGAAGAAGAAATGCCCTCTGAAAAATGGAACTTTAGCGATCTTAAAGATTACCGTGATTATAAAAAACAGAAATGTTTGGATCTGGGTTACTCCTTTATCAGTGAAGATATGAGTATGATAATAAAAGCTCTTGAGAGAAACTATTATTGGTATGGTAGTGGTATTATCCCCCAATTATTGAAAGGGGCTTATTCAGAGGTGTCTTTTTATGGCAAGGATGAAGAAACAGGGTTGGATGTTAGAGTTAGGCCGGATTATTTTAATGTAGAGGAAAATATTGGTGTAAATGCTGTAATTTCCTTCAAGACCACACGAGCCGATGATCTCGGTAAGTTCTACTATGATTGTGCGAAGCTTAAATACGAGCTTTCAGAAGGAATGTACCAAGAAGTAATGAGTAGTATTACAGGACGAAACTTTAATGTAACAATAATGATAATGTTACAGACAGTTGAGCCTTTTGATGTTGCTGTTCTATTCTGGTCTCCTGATGATCTTGCAAATGGCAAATATAAATATCACTATGCTCTTTCCATCGTAAAGGACTGCTTTGAAAAGAAGTGGTTCCCCGGCTATGATGCTAATGCGGAAGAAGGTGCCCGTGGTATTATTGATATGCAACTTCCGGAATGGAGTAAGAAAATGCTTCATCCGGTTGCTATTGACGATATTGTATGATTAACTAAAATAAAAAACAATGATTGATTTAAAAGACTACTCTCCAGAAGAAGTTCAATTCAAACTTCCAACAACAGTAAAGTTTCCAGAGATTATATTTCCCGATTGTGTATGTATGGATGATATAAAAAAGAAACTGGCGGAGAACTTTATTGCCATTCAGGAAAAAGATGTAATAGCCAATCGGGTGATGGATGATTATGAAATCTCAACTATTCGTGCTAATTACGGTGAAATTGCGGAAGAACAGATGCCGGAATTAGAAGCGCAATTAGAGTCGTTAAAAGCTAAATTCAATAATGAAAAGAAGGAGTTTGAAGCGAAAATTTCAGCGTTACATACCCAATTTAAGGACCTTGTTAATCTTGCTAAAAAAGGAGTTAGAGATTATCCCCTAAAAATGATTGATACCTTCCGTATCCCTGTTATGGGGTATTATTTGTATTACTCATGGGTGAATGATGCTTTTCGTTTGGCATTGGTTCAGGAAATTCCGAAACACGAATACAATGACTTGTTTAACTCTGGAGAAAAGAACCAGGAAGCATTTAAGGAATTAGGTTATGATCTTCCTAATATTGATTTCAAGGATACACGAAAAAATGTTCGTCAGTTTGGTGAGGGTGAGAATATTGTTGAGGTATGGGAAGAAGATGGATATGATGTTTGGTTGGAACAATGGATAGAGGATTTGGTTGATTCATCAACCGGTGAATCTACATCTGTTCAACGACATGAATTACATCGTTCTCCAATAGAAGAAAGTCCATGGAGAAAGGAGGAAAATAATGACGAGACTAGCACACAAGAAGGGGAGGCCATCGAAGTATCGGAAGAGCCTGAAGAATAACCCATATTGGGAGGAAGTGAAACGAAAGGTTCGTATTCGTGACGGGCATCGTTGCCAAGTATGCGGTAAAACCTACAATTTAGAGATTCATCATAAAGTCTATGAGGTTGCGGGATATTCTATCGTAGGTCATGAATTAGAGTTCTTGTATTGCCTTGAAACGCTATGTGAAGATTGTCATGCAATGAAGCATGGTAAATAAATAATCCCGGTGTCCGTTGGTTCGGTATCCGGGAACTATTTTTAAAATAACTTATATGAAACAGATTAGTACTAAACAAGCACAACGTAACAGAGAAATAGCCAAGATTAAGGAAAACCTTCCTTCCTATTGTGTTATATGTGGTAAACCGGCTGTAGATGCTGCACATTTAGTTCCCAAAAGCATGTATCCCGAACACTATACAAATCCCTTGAATATAGTTGGATTGTGCCGGGAATGTCACAATAGGTATGATAATGATTTGTCCTTTAGACGCAAACAAAAGCGTCTAATAGAGCGTGTGAAGTCTTTTGATGAATGTGCAGCAAATAGATATTTTCGTTTATGAATAGTTATCAGTTAATATCCAAGCTTCGGAAGATTAGAAATGATACTTATCTCACTGCAATAGATCAGGCATTATATTATGAACTAATATCTATTTGCAATGAAAAGGGATGGAAAGAGGTGTTTGAGGCTCGTAGTTCTGTATTATGTACTTCATTGAATATATGGGATAAAACACTACGAAAATCACGCAAAATACTTGCTGATGCAGGTTTAATATCTTTCGAATCATGTAGAGATAAGAGGGTAGGATGCTATTATTCTTTTCAGACAAACCTAAGTAATGATATTAAATCATCGGTAATATCATCGGTAAATGGTACTGATGAAAATACCGGAGAAAATACTGATGATAACAAAATAGGAGATACTCAATCATCAGTAAATAATACGGTAATTTCTTCGGTACTACGTACTGATGAAAATACTGATGATAAAAATACTACTCCGGTAATATCATCGGTAAATGGTACTGATGATATTGAAATTTCACCTATTATAGATATTAATAAAACTATAAACGTAGAGAGTCACGCACACGTGCGTGAGACTCCCCCCTCTCCAAAGAAGAAATCCCGAAAGGAAAAAGGGGATGAAACTCCGTTGGTTTACCCTTTCACTTCTATGGCTTTTATGTCAGCATGGGAAGCACTCCGTAAAACTCCGAAATGGAAGAAGAAGCTTAACTATGCTCTTCAGCTTTCGCTTGATAAACTTTCCAAGTTTGAAGAAGAGTTTGCCATTCGGCAGATTGAAAGAGCAATTGAGTCTGATTGGACCGGGGTTGTATTTACGGGAACTGAACGTGATTATCAAGAATGGTTAAAATTGAAGTATGGAAACAATCAGAACAATCGGGGAGATAATCCCAGTGGTGAAATTAAGTCAGCAGGAATTAAATCAATCTCCTTCGGTTAGATATCATATTCATGGACAGGATATAGATTGGGGAAAGGACCGGATAGAATGCTTTTGGAAAAAAGAGTTTATAAACTCCATGAAAGAGGTGGAACCGGGGTTTATCGTTGATGAACGCAACAAAAATATTCTATCCGAGATGTATAATTATGTCTGGTGTAAAAGCAATCTATTAGATTCTTCAAAAGGTTTGCTTTTATGGGGACCTTTAGGAGTTGGGAAATCAGTCTTAATAAAGGGGCTTCAACGTTACCTGGGGAAGATAAACCGTTACCGGTATGGATGCAACAACGATAGATTAGGCTTTAAATTTTCTAGTGCTATCGAGATAGCTTTATTATATGCCGAAAAAGGGATGAATGGTATTGCTCAATATACTGATAGGGAATGTATGTGTAATCTAGCAATAGATGAACTGGGGAGGGAACCGGTCGACTCTAAACACTATGGGACCGGTATTAACGTAGTGCAAACTATTCTCCAGCTTCGTTATGAAGTCAGAAGGGAATTTGTAACTCATGCTACTACCAACTTGAACCCTGATACAGAGTTTGGAAACAAATACGGTGATTATATCGCTGATAGAGTGAAAGAGATGTTTAATGTAATCGAATTGAAAGGATCTTCCCGCAGATGAGAATACTCCTAAACATCCTCCTTCTCCTAGGAGTTAACATCTTATTTTACCTGGTGGTGTATGCGATAGCGGACCACTTGATGGATAATATTATTAATTAAACGATGAATGATAATGAAAATAAAAACTCACGGCTCATTATTTAGTGGCATTGGAGCTCCGGAACTTGCATCCGAATGGATGGGCTGGAAAAATCTGTTTCATTGTGAAATAAATGATTTCTGCCGGAGCTTTTTGGAAAAACGATTTAAAGGTACAAGTTATGCAGATATTACCAAAACAGATTTCAATATTTGGCGAAACCGAGTGGACATCCTTACAGGCGGATTCCCCTGCCAAGATGCAAGTAAGGCAAAGCAGATGGGAGGAAAAGGACAACTCGGACTTGAAGGAGAAAGGACCGGATTATGGTGGCACATGTGCCGGGCGGTTGATGAAATTCGTCCACGGTGGGTTGTTGCAGAAAACGTTGCCAATATCGCAAGAGTTAACAACGGAAGAGATTTTGCAAAAATCCTCCATTCGCTTTCCAGACTGGGGTACAATGCGGAATGGAAGATTATGTACGCTTCGGATGCAGGTGCGCCCCAAAGAAGAGCCAGGTGTTACCTGGTTGCTTACTCCGACAGCGTCCGATTACAAGAGGGTGAATATTTCTTCTCCAATGTATGCCCGTCGATTAAACAGAAGCTCCGGAGCAATTGCGGAGCAGCTTTATCGATTGGGAAATCGTGACCTGCTGAACCACCAGTTTGTAGCGTGGATTATGGGTTTTCCTCTAAATCACTTGAAGTGCATGGCAAATCTCGACTGATAAAAGAGGTGTTTCACGCTTATGGTAATTCCATGTGTCCCCAGCTGGTATATGAAATTTTCAAGAGAATAGAAGAATTAGACAATTAATTAATCCTTGCAAGTTCTTGAAGAATTATCAAGGATTTGCGAAAAACAATAAAGTAATGAGTGAAACGAAAATCATATTAGACGCCTGTTGTGGTAGCCGGATGTTTTGGTTTGATAAGCATAATCCGAACACTTTATTTATTGACAAGCGTAGTGAAACCGTCACGGCCAAAGATAGAGATAAGATCAGAACCATAGAAGTAAAACCCGACATTGTAGCAGATTTCACTAATTTGCCATTTGAGGACAACTCTTTCTATATGGTAGTGTTTGACCCTCCACACCTTAAAACACTTGGTGAAACGTCATGGATGGCAAAGAAGTACGGCAAACTTCCTTCGAATTGGCAGGAAGTAATAAAAGCTGGTTTCGATGAATGTATGCGTGTCTTAAAGCCAAATGGTACATTGGTATTCAAGTGGAACGAAAGCGAAATAAAAGCTATTGAAATATTGTCTCTTATCCCTTATGAGCCGTTGTTTGGGCACACTACAGGGAGGCAAAGTAAGACGATATGGATGTGCTTTATGAAGTTACCAATTGACTAATAACAAAATTAGAAAGTAATCAAATGATAATAGCATGGTTTTCTTGCGGTGCAACATCCGCAGTTGCTTGTAAGATAGCATTAAGTCTATACGATGATGTGCAGATTTACTACATCGAGACAGGCTCCGGACATCCTGATAACGCCCGATTCCTGGCAAATTGTGAAAAGTGGTACAATCAGCCAATACACACCATTCGCAGCGATAAGTATTTCAACGTAGAAGATGTGCTGATTAAAAAACGGTACATCAATGGGCCTACTGGTGCGGCTTGTACATTCGAATTGAAGAAACAGGTTCGTTACAGGTTGGAAAAGGAACTTGGTTCTTGGGACGGTCAAGTTTGGGGATTTGATTACGATCCAAAAGAGATTAACCGGGCTATCCGCTTGAAACAGCAGTATCCAGACACAAAGCCACTGTTTCCGCTCATTGAAAAGCAGATAACGAAATCTGATGCAATGGGGATGCTTTGGAAAGCCGGTATTGAAATCCCCGCCATGTACAGGATGGGATACAATAACAACAACTGCATCGGCTGTGTGAAAGGTGGCATGGGCTACTGGAACAAAATTCGGAAGGACTTCCCAGAAGTATTTGCTCAAATGGCGCAGATTGAGCGTGATGTTGGAGCTACCTGCCTGAAGGATAAAGACGGGCGTATCTTCTTGGATGAACTACCAACGTGGCGAGGTGACCCAGTGGAAGAAATTATACCGAATTGCTCTCTTATCTGCCAGATAGAGTTTCAAGAGATAATCGACAGGCAGGTAGAACGAGTTTTGAAAGGAGAAATTAGTATTAACGATGTAGCCTAATTAGGCTCAAATCAAGATATAAAGGAATAAATATGGACGAAGAAAGATTTGACCAGTTGTATAATAGAATACTGGATGGTGATAATTGGGATTATTCAACCCTTGACGAACTCATTTGCTTGTCAGAGTCAGGTGCTCGTGAAGAAGGTAGAAAAGACATGAAACAGAAAGCTATCGAGGCTTTCAAAGAGAATTGCCAGCGTCCGAAAGATACAGAGCCATGCGAGTGTAAATTGTGCGTTCGCTGGGTTGGAGGACATTGTGAATTGCTGGATGGATTTATTGAGAAACTTAATTCGTAACAAGATAGATATGAGTAAAAAAGATAAACCTGTAAAAGTAAGTGCCGGGCACTATAAGTACAAAGGGTATGACATACGCTTTTATGGCTATCACCATCCCGATAAGTGCGTATGGTGGGAAGCTGTTAATGAAGAAACAGGGTGTGCCGACTATCATTGTACAACATTAAGGCAAATTATCCAACAGATAGATGAAGAATTAACGTAAAACAAGATAGATATGAATTTTAAATCATTGGTAGCTCAATTAGCAAATCGCATCAATCAGCCGCATGTGATTGAAACATATATGCGTAAAGTATTTGCGTCTGGCGTTGAGTGGCAGAAAAAGCAATCTCCTTGGATAAGTGTAAAAGAGCAATTACCTGAAACCAACGATGGACAATCTTTATATGAGGTTGTCGTAGTTACTTCCGATAGAAGATTCTTAGTTGTAGTTAATATAGAAGTAGAACATCTTGTTGGGCTTTTGGGAGTCACCCACTGGATGCCAATACCATCTTTCGATGAAATACTGGAAGCGAACAGAGATGTACTAGAGCGGATTAAAGAGAAAGGAGATTGATTATGGAAATAAAGAACGTAGGACAACTTAGAAAAATCATAGAGAACCTTTCCGATGATTTTGAAATCGAGATGCGTGTCAGACGCAAATTGACGGATGAAGAATTGAAAAATTGCAGATACCCTTATCCTTACGATACAGAGTATTTAACTTTGGAATTTGACGATATAGGCGTTTATGACAAAGTATTGTGTTTGGGTGTAACTTCTAATGATTGAACGGTATGGAAGTAAAGAACGGAATAATAATAGACGGAGTGCTGCATGAAGCGGTACAATATAAAATTAACTGTAAAAGATGTTCACTGCTATCTGTGTGTCATGAGTTTAATGCTGTTTGTGCCGTTATTGGTTGCGAAGCATTTGTTGAACGTGGCAAAGTAACTGTTACATCTTATTATCGTGAAACACCTAAAAACGCTGGAGAAATAATCAAAAATAGAAAAGGAGGAATAACTATGGGATTTACAACACCGTGTTTCATAAGAAAGAATACACCGGAGCTTCGGAAGAAGTTGGAGGAGTTGGGATATAACTGTTCTTCATTAAGACGTGATAGGTCTTGTTTGTGTACAGCTGCCTATCTTAATGTTTATCATTCTATACACCCTGAATGGCTCGACAATGAAGATATTCGTAAAACTAATGATATTGATTGCGGAACTAACGAAGAACTTTTCTTGGCAATAGCCGCATTACGGGATGATACAAATTATATGCAATGGTTTGTTTGTACGAGTGATTATAAAGAATTTGATGGTAAAGAGTGGAAAGTTGGAGACTTTGATTTAAATACATGTCCGGATGATTTTGACGACATACTTCCTAATTGGCGTAAGGCTACTGTAAACGAATTGATTCAACACTTTAAAGAAAAGGAGGAATAAAATGGAAGATAAACTTATAACGATAAACACTTTGAATATATTATTGCAAAAAGGCTTTAACTATTATCATTTCCCAACACAATCATTAGCCCAGAAATGGCTTCGTGAAACAAATAACATACATATTTCCATCATTAGAAACGCTTGCGGTTATGGCTATGATATATGCAAGGCTGACAATGGCACTCATATAACCGATGGGATATTTGATGGTCCTAACGATGGTGGTCAGTGGGACACCTATGAAGAAGCATTGGAAGCTGGAATACAGAAAGCAATTGAACTAATATAAAATACAAAATTATGAAACCATTTGATTTAGAAAAAGCAAAAGCAGGTGCGCCTCTATGCACAAGAGAAGGATTTAGAGCTAGAATTGTATGTTTTGATGCAAATAACGATAAATTCCCTATTGTTGCTCTACTTGAAGGTGATGATGGCAAAGAATATCCCGTTTCTTTTACTAAAAAAGGACGATTTTCTGATGGAGAAAAAGACACTCCTGACGATTTATTCATGGTGGGAGAAAAGAAAGAAGGATGGATAAATATATATGAAGCATCGAAAGAAAGATGTATTGGAGCGGTTTACAACTCAAAAGAAACAGCCATGCGTATGAAAGTTAACGAAAAAGATATTACATGCATAACTACAGTTAGAGTAGAATGGGAGGAATAATCATGAAAAAAATAATGTTCAACGATAAATACGGCTTGACACAGGCTGTGTTGGATGGTCGAAAGACTATGACGAGAAGGATTGTAAGTGAAAAACTATTAGATAAATGGACTGATTACGATGATTTTTGCAACAGCGTAAGTGTTGAAAATACACCTACGACACGACAATATTATGATGAAAAAGAGTTTTTTATTGACAATTCATCGTACAAGGTTGGGGAGATTATTGCCATTGCGCAAAGCTACAAAGATTCAGGCTATTCCCCAGACTCACTAGACAGGCATCCGAAAGATTTAAGCGTTCGCGGTCTTATGAAGGATTCCGCAGGATGGAATAACAAGATGTTCGTTAAGTCATATGCTTGTAAACATCACATAAAGATAACCAATGTAAAAGTAGAACGCCTACAGGATATATCAGATGAAGATTGCTTGAAAGAGGGGATTATACATGCGTATACCGATAATAATGGAATAAAGAGATATCATACCCCTCATACAAAAAGAGGATATTTGTCAACAGATGTAGCTCAACAAGCTTTTGCGTTCTTGATAGACAAAGTATCCGGCAAAGGTACATGGGAAAGTAATCCGTTTGTATTTGCTTACGAATTTGTGTTAGTTGACTAAGGGAGGAATAGCCATGCCAATAAGCGAAGTCGCAGAATTAATACTTAAAATCGCATTATTCATCCTAAATGCCACAACTGTTGCCATCATTGTAATTTTGATAGGCAAATGGCACAAACGCATGGATGGCAAGCTGAATGACATCAAAAGTTATATTCAGCACGTAACGGATCGCAATGACATCGTATACATCAATCAGCTTGAAGAGATAAAAAGAATACTGATAGAGTCTGAACGTTACGAAGATGCAGCTAAGATAAGCAAGTGCATTGAGGATGAATACAGTAATCTTAAAAGAAAAATGGAAAAGTAATAAAAAAGATATGGAACTAAAAGAATTAACAGCGAGAATATGTGATCTTTTTGGGTGTGCCAGTGTTGATACACTCCCGGATAAGATAATGTTTGCTTTATTTTCTCAAAATCCGACAATGTATTTTGATAAATACAAAGAAGTGTGTCCGGATTTGACTGTAGACTGGCTACAAAGGGTGTATCAGTTTTATCATGCAGATAGGACCGAGAAGAAACAGGATTATACGCCAGTGGCTCTTGCTAAACTTGTTGCTTATCTTAGCTATATGCCAGGCGAAAAAGTGGTCTATGACTGCTGCTGTGGTTCCGGAGCTTTGTCTATCCAAAAGTGGTGCGCTAATCCGAAATTGAAATTTATCTGTGAGGAGTTGGACGAAAAGGTATTGCCAATCCTTTTATTTAATCTCTGTATCCGGAATATTGAAGCTACTATTGTGAATAGAGATATTTTATCTGGCGATATTTTCCATTCATACAGTACAGTGAAGGGGGCTATGTATGCTTCTGTCCAACGTCCTATGTTCCCGGAAACAGAACTCCAGAAAGCGGATGTAAGCGTGTCAAACCCTCCTTTCAATTTAAAATCTTCAGTTTCCGAAGATATTACAAAGGATTTACCTTTAAAATACACCTGTAATTTTGCTTTTGTAGCTCATTGCCTGCAAAGAGGCGAACGATGTGCATTGATTCTACCTAGAGGTGTTTTAACAAGCAAAGAAGAACTAGAGTGTCGGAAGTATCTTATATCTAAAGGTTGGCTGAAAGCTGCTATCTCTTTACCAGAAAAGATGTTTGAATCTACCTCTGTTGCTACATGTATTCTCTTGCTTGATAGAAAAAATATAAGCAAAGAGGTAATGCTTGTTAATGCGGAAAAAATGAAATCAGTTGAGGTGAGAGAACAACGTGGAGAAGGTAATGCTTCACATTATAACCGTATTTACAAAAAAGAGTTCAACACTTTTTCAGATGAACAAATCGCTGCTATATGTGAGCTTACAACAAAAGAGCAAGATTCATTTTCAAAAAGAATCTCCCAGGAAGAATTGGAAGAGCATGGGTATAACTTGACTATTGGTCCATATTTATCTATTGAATTGGAAGGAACGATTCATCGTGACTTTAATGCCATCATATCAGATATTAATCGTATTATCCGTGAACGCAATGTTATTAAAGTTACTGTCAATAAAGTATGGGCGGAAAGGCTGGGGCTTGCAGAGGTAATAAGTGATTGTGAAGCAACTAATGAAGTTGTAAAAGCCATAAATGAAAGTTTTTCTTTGTTCAAAAATTATGAAGTAAAAGAAAAAATTATTGAGAACAAATATATCCAGTCATCTAATAGTAAGGTTTTTGTGATTGAAAATACAGATAAGGAGATATTGTCAAGTATCATGCCTTTCTTCATGAATATGTATAAACAACATCTTTATTATCTCAACAATGAAGAAAACAGGCTTCTTGCGGAGCTTAGGGATTCAATGCTTCCTCTGTTAATGAATGGAGATTTAATGTTAAAAGACAGTGACGAATAATTATGAACCAAGCAGACAGCAACCTACTGGCGGAATGTATGAAGGAAGCTGGTAGGTTACTGAAATAGTTACTTCAATAGTTTTGTGTGCTACTATAAGCCCTATTAGGGCTTTATTCGGTATTTTTAGTTTGTGAAATGGATAAAATTAAGAAAAGATGTGTGCTGCACCTAAAGGAAACCAATTTTGGAAGTTAAGAAGTAAACATGGACGTGACAAGTTGTTTGCTACTCCTGATTTATTGTGGGAAGCGGCTTGTGAATATTTCGCTTATTGTGATAAGCACCCTTGGAAAGTTGTAAAAGATAAAACAAAGGGTAAAAATAAAGAAAAGGAGGAATCTCCTACTCAATGCCCCTATACTCTAACAGGATTATGCTCCTATTTAGATGTTAGTGAGGAATATTGGAGAGAATTTAAGAAAGCTGGACATGAAGATTTTTTTGGGGTCATTACACGTGTAGAAAACATAATCAAGTCTCAACAGCTAGAAGGTGCTATTGTCGGAGCGTTTAATGCTAATATTGTCTCTCGCATTAATGGATTGGCGGACAAGCAAGAAATAGATCATACTAATGCAGGCAAAGAGTTTAAGGGATTCAACTTTTTACCATATACTCCTGAAGTAGGCAAAGAAAAATGATTGAGAGTAAAGTCAACATAAAGCAAAGGTTAGCGTACAATTATCTTCGTGATAATGAAACGAAATTTTTGTTGTATGGTGGAGCCGGTGGAGGTGGTAAGTCTTGGCTGGGCTGTGAATGGTTAATGCAATGCGCTTATTACTTACCCGGCACACGTTGGTTTGCGGGAAGAAATAATTTAAAAGATAGCCGCCAATCAATTACTGTCACATTTGATAAAGTTGCAAAGTGGCATGGCTTCACATCATTTACCAATACGGATGATGGAATATCATTTTATAATGGTTCAGAAATAATCTTCCTTGATCTGACATATTATCCGGTTAAAGATCCAATGTACGAAAGATTAGGATCTAAAGAGTTTACTGGAGGTTGGATAGAAGAGGCTGGGCAAGTTCATTACCTCGCTTTTGAAGTCCTTAAAACTCGCATAGGGAGACATTTAAATGATGTTTATAATATACAGGGGAAAATATTAATAACATGTAATCCTAAAAAGAATTGGCTTTATAGAGACTTTTATAAACCATGGAAAGAAGAAAAATTATATTCTCCTTATGCTTTCATCCCCGCATTAGTTCAGGATAATCCATACGCAACAGATGATTATCTTGAATCTTTACGGAACACAAAAGACAAAGTAACAAAAGAGCGTTTGCTTTATGGAAACTGGGAATATGATAGTGATCCAGCCGTACTATGCGAATACGATGCTATATGCGACTTATTTGTAAACGACCATGTTAAAGCCGTCGGCATCTCTTCCGCTTCTGCTGACCTTGCAATGAAGGGGCGTGATAGATTTGTGGCCGGGCATTGGATCGGAAATGTTTGTACTATCCGAATAGATAAAGATTTCAGTCCAGGAAAGATGATTGAGACCGATCTAAAAAATATGATGATAGAGTGCAAAATTCCTCGTAGTATGACGATTGTAGACTCTGACGGATTAGGAGCCTACCTAGAAAGTTACTTGACAGGAATCAAAGAGTTTCACGGAGGTAGTAGGCCAATAAACCCAGAATATGATAATCTTAAATCAGAATGCGCTTTTAAGCTTGCAGAATTGATTAATTCTCGGAGTTTAAGGGTTGTGTGTTCCGAACATCAAAAAGAGCATATAACGGAAGAATTAGGCGTATTAAAACAGGATCATATAGACGCTGATACTAGAAAGAAGGGTATTATCAGCAAAGATAAAATGAAGGAGATATTAGGTCGTTCTCCTGATTATTTGGATATGTTGATAATGGCAATGTTTTTTCGAATTAAACCTATACCACAAAGACCAAAAGCAAAATTAGGACAGATATGACAGTAAAAGAATTTTTAATAAAGAGCGATGTTTGCCGAGATCAGGAAGAATTGAGAAAGCAGATAGAGGAACTTCCGAAGCCGGAATTTATCGGGAATAAGCGCACTCCTTCCGATTTGAATGATATAACCATGGGACAGCTGATAATGCTTCAATCTATGGGAGATTCTAAAGATGTTGCGTTGATTCCTTGTAAGACTATCCTTGGCATGAAAGAGAAAGAGATTTTGAAATCAAAGGCAGAGGTAGTTCTTGGTTTCTCGATGTGGGTTATAACGGAAGTAGAGCATATCAGCAAGTTATTTGCATCTACAAGTATTGAGTTAACTCCTATTCAAAAAAAAGCCGGGTATGGGGATTTAAGATTTGGTGCTTTTGGAATTATCCATCGATATGCTCAAATGATGGGTATAAGCAATCATGATGATGTAGAGGATGTTCCATGGATAAGAATTTATAAATGTTTTGATATGGAGAAAAAAATAGCGCTATGCAAAATTAAGGAGAGTAAAATTATTGAGCATGAGAGTGAATTAAAAGCAAAACGATAGTATGACAACAGTAGAGCAAAAGATAAAAAGCGTAGTTGATAAGATGGAGGGATTGACCTATGTCTTTGATAATTGGCAAACCGCCAATTTGAGGTTAGATAAGCTTCCTTTTCCAGCAGTGGTAAATGTACTTCCTGTTTCCGGACGCTTTAACCTGAACAAAAATCAATTAAAAGATTATCCAAATTGCTTGATTGCTTTCATGGATAAGATAGATTTTGATTTCGACGGAACAGAAGCAGATCAGAAAGTAGAGCTTTGCAAAAGCTATGCTAAAGAGTTTATACTTCGTTTGAATGAAAGTGGATTATTTGAGTACATAGAAGGAGATATTTACTATTCTACTACCTATGACGGGTTGGATTCTAATGTGGCTATTGTTGCAATAGAACTGCAGTTGAAGGAAAGACAAGGCCTTTTGCTTTGTTACGGTAAGGCTATAGGTGAAATATTCAAAAAGATAAGGGATTCTCTTTATGGCAGGGAAGGATGAAGCATTAGGAATTATAAAATATGAGTTAACCGATCTCCGCCAAAGGATAATCGACAATCATATAAGAGCGAGGCAAAAAGCTAGCGGAAAAACTATTGCAAGCTTACGGGTTGAAATAACAGAAAACAGCGGTATTCTTTGGGGAAGGAAAGCTTTTGGGACCTTAGAAACCGGAAGAAGGCCGGGAAGAGTTCCTAAAGGATTCTATAAAATAATCCTTGACTGGATAGAGGCTAAAGGGATAAGGGTAGAGAAACCTAAAACTTTCGCTTATTTCATTGCGAGAAAGATTGCAAGAGAGGGCACGCAACTTTATAGAGACGGAGGTAGAGATGATATTTACTCAAAAGAAATTGAACGCACAATTCAGTCTGTCATGGAGAAAGTTTTCGGCATATTCGAAAGAGATATTAAACATATAAATTTAAATAGCAATGAGAACAGAGGAGTTTAATGGACATACAATAACATATCCGGATGAAACTTGTTTTGCTTTTAATCCGCAAATTATAACGATAGATAATTTAACAGGTTCTGTTATATTTTATGTTGGTGACTATTCAGATATGAGGGATCCTATATCAGGTAAGGTATCTATCGACATTTCAGAATATCTAAGATCGCTACTTAGATTTGATTACGCAACTAGACCTAACTCAAAAAACATTCATGTTCAAATTGATGTTGATGGTCCGACATTTGAATTTTATATAAATGTGATTTGGGGAGCTATGAATATAGGGGAGGTATTTAACCCTTCAAGGACGGTTATTATGTTTAGAAACTTCCCTTCTACTATTTCCATTTATAGCAATGGAGAAATAAATGTAAGATATGATGCGGAAAAATATACCTCTGTTGAAGTTGAAAAAACTGGGTTATTACACAAAGATTTCTCCAAATTATTCAAGGATGCAAAGGAGTTCGGCATGATTAAGATACTTAATACCCCAGAGGCTCCCAGCACATTTCAATATACTTTCGATCGGACGTTTAAACCTCTTCCTGATGATGCTGTATTTATCAAAGTATTGTTTAATGATTGTGATAAAGGAATATATCTTCGTTGGTTAGACCGTCACGGATTCCTTCAGTATTGGCTTTTCCAAGAGGGGGACTTGACCGGACAATCTTCCAATGAAGGGGAGCAATTAAACGTTGATTATAGCAATATAAAATACGTTTACAATGGAATGAGCCGTTATCAAGGCAAAACATATCAAACGACACGAAAGGCTTGTGCTACGCTCGTAGAACGAGAAACATTCAATATGTTATCTTCTATTCATTCTTCTCCCATTGTTGATATGTATATTGATGAAAACTGGATACCGGTTAATATTGTGGCCGGATCATTTACAGATAATGGAGCAGACCTTCAAGACTTTGAAATTCAAATAACTATGCCGGAAACTATTACACAGATGCTATGATAAGAGACGAATTATATATTAATGGTGATAAGGTCGATGTCGGAGATACTGATATTAGCCTGAACTATAAAAGCAATCTACTCACTGATATTAGTAAGATCGTGAGCAATAACAGTTATACGATAAAACTTCCTAAAACAGCAAAGAATCTGGCTTTGATTGAGTGCGCACATCTTCCCAGTTCAACTACTAAATTCCCATATCTTAAGCATGTAGGGAATGTTTTACGGAATGGAATAATAATTGTGAAAGATGCGAATGTTGTTTTGTTATCTGTGTCTGAATATATCGAAACCGCTTTGTCCTGGGGAAATGTAACTAATTTTGCGGAAATAGTAAGTAGTGATAAGAAATTGACAGATTTGGAATATGGCACAGAAGAGGGAACAGATTGGGTAGTATGGAACAATAAAGGAAGTAATTCCGCACAATTTCCCTTGATTAATTACGGATTTAATTCCGGTGATTCGAATGTGTGGTATCATCCGGCAATTACTGTCAAATGGATCTTAGAAAAGATTCAAGAAGAAAGCGGAGTAACGTTTAATTTCCCTTCTGATAAAAAGACTTTTATAGATAAAATGATTGTTCCTCTTCTAACGAGGAATGATTCACAAAAGATAAACGATGCTTTCCCATCTTCTTTGCAAATGGTTGGATATGTGATAGTAGAAAGCACTTTTTCTTATCTAAAATTAAACTATATAGGAGATAGTACCCAACAGTATGCAAGTGTTGGTGGTCCTTATGGAGATAGATTGTATACCAAATATCCTATCACATTGAAAGTTAAAGGAACTATTGAAATGTTGGTTCAATACAATTCTGGGATGGACGTAAATAACCAGTATTTGAATTTGAGAGTGTCACAGTCTGATTCTTCTGGTAATATATCTAGCGTATCTACTATAGAAAGAAAAAACTATGCTGCATATATTGAGGCTCCTAACGTTAGATTACTTTTCAATTTTGACGATCTAGTATCTATTGAATCTGACGAATTTATGCATTTTACTATAAAAGCCATTGCTACAGGAGCAAGTAGTAGCGTATTGTCTTTAACGGTGTATGATCGTAATGAAATATCTTTTGGTGAGAAATTCCCCTTAGTTCCCAATCTTCCGGACATCAAGCAAATAGACTTCATTAAAGCCGTTGCCTCAATGGTCGGTTTGTTTGCCTTACCGGATGGCGAAAACGGGATCAAGTTTATTCCCTTCGATAATCTGTCTGCAAACAAATCTAAAGCTGTAGACTGGACGAATCGTGTGATAATGGCTTATAATAGCGTAACGCCAAGAAACTTACAGTACACCCTTGATAACATTGCTCAAAACAACTGGTTCCGGTATAAAGAAGATGATAATGTCATGGGAAACTATGACGGAAATATCCAGGTTGATGATGCCACGATTGAGTACGAACGTGATGCCATTACTTTGCCTTTCTCCGCCTGCAGTACAAAAGGAGGCGTTGCTTATATTCCTTTGTATTCCTACAACGATAACGGAGAACTACAGTATAATAAAGCCAATCCCCGAATATTACTTCTTGATGGCACAAAGGGAATATTCAAGGGACTAGAATGGACTACCTTAATTGCAAATAACTATCAGACGTACAAAGGACTAATCAATAATGCAAAGGTAGTGACCGAGTATATCCGTCTTAACAGTATCGAGTTACGGGACTTAGAGATGGATATACCGGTTTATTTGGCTCAATATGGTTGTTATCTGGCTATCATAGAGATAAAGACCAAAGAAAACGATATATGCGAGTGTAAACTTTTAAAAATGTAATACTATGGCAGAAGATGCAGTAGAAAAAGTATTAGAGATAAAAGTCCGATATGATGATGCGATCCGGAAGATTGCAGAATATCGGAAGCAACTTGATGTTTTAAAGCAGGTTGAGAAAACATTAACGGAAGATGTAAAGAAAGGAAGAATCAGTCGTGATGCTTATAATATAAAGCTGACTGAAACCAAAATTGCATCACAAGAATACACAGAGGCTATTCGTGTACTCAATAAAGAGATACAGAATAACCGAAAGATTGAGCAGGAACAAGAAGGAAGCCTGAAACAACTTCGTGCTCAACTATCTAACCTCACAGCCGAGTATGATAGTCTTTCGGAAGCGGAAAGAAATGCCGCCAAAGGTCAAGAATTAAAGAATAGTATAAACAATATTACAGATTCTATAAAAGGAGCTGAAGAAGAAACACAAAGATTTTATAGAAGTGTTGGAAGTTATGAAGAGGCTATCAAAAATGCGGTATCTTCCAATGTTCCCTTTATAGGGCAACTAATACAAATGCAAGAAGGAGCCGGAGGATTGAAAGGAGCATTTAATGCGGGAACAGTAGCAGTTAAGGCTTTTTCTAAGCAATTACTCGTTTTGTTGGCTAATCCTATTGTAGCAATCCTATCTGCTATAGCTCTAGCTGTTATGGCGGTCGCAAAGGCTATTAATTCAAGTGAGGAAGCATCTAATAGATGGAGTATTATCATCGCTCCATTAAAAAGGGCTTTGGATGGACTTCTAAGCGTTATTCAGTTTGTTGCAGGAGCAATCTTATCTGTAGTAGAAGCTGGTGCAAAGCTGAATGACTGGATTTATACCCAACTTGAAAAATTGCCGGTATTGGGGAAATTGTATAAGCAGTATAATGATGCGAATAGAGAGGCTATAGAGTTAGCGAAAGAAGAAATTGCCATAAGGCAACAATCCAGAAAGGATGAAGTACAGAACGCTAAAGACCAATTAGAAGTTGCCAAGTTGAGACAACAGGCCAAGGATAAAGAAAAATTCACAGCAGAGGAACGACTGAAATTTGTGGAACAGGCTAATAAATTGGAAGAAGAGCAATCGAAAAGAAATGTTGAATTGGCGACAAGAGAATATGAATTATTGAAGAAGCGTTCTGAATGGGCTGAAAACGATGCCGAAACGAATGACAAATTGGCTAAATTGGAAGCTGCCAAATTTAATGCAGAGAAAGAGTACTATGCTAAAACAATGGAATTATTGGAGCAGACCAATACTATAAAATCAGAAATTGCAGCAGAAGATAAAGCTAGGGCTGAAGAAGCAAAAAAACAAGCAGAAGAATATGCCCGTATTGTAAAAGAGCAAAAAGATAAAGAGATAGAAGCCATCCGGCAAGCAGAAGATGCTATGTTGGCTTTGGTCAAAGATGGAGCAGATAAGCAACGCCAGCAAATAAATCTCTCATATTCCCGTGAGATTGAGGATTTAAAGAAGAAACTTAAAGAGGAGCAAAATCTTACTGCTAAAGCTAGAGACGCCATACTAACCACAATTAAGGTTAAAGAGAAAGAACGTGAAATAGAACTGCAGAAGTTGGCAGATGAACAGATAACCAAGGAGATTGAAAACCGTCAAAAACTTATCTCTTTACAATTAGAATCTGTAAAAGAGGGGAGCGAGCAGGAATATCAATTAAAAATGAATCAACTCCTGGCACAGCAAGAGTTGGAGCTTTCAAATACGGAACTTACCGAGCAGATGAAAATTGCCATACGTGCAAAATATGATAAGCAGTTGGAAGAGTTAATTAATACTCGAAACGCCAATATTGCTAAACAAGAGCAGGAGGCAATAAGGCTTCGCTTTGAAACAGAAATCGCAGAATTACATGGAAATGAAGAAGAAATTCTCCGTGTTAAAGTTGAGCAAAGAAAAGCTGAATTAGACGCTATCCAACAAATGGAAGGTGAAAGTATCGAAGCATTTAATCTGCGTAAATTAGAGGCTGAAAATGCATACATTGATGCAAAGCAAGAATTAACAGATAAGGAGATTGCTATAGAGCAGGCCAAATATGATGCAGTTGCCCAAATTACTGGAGGGCTTATATCTCTGACTGAACAATTAGGAGAAAGTAATGAAGGGCTGGCTAAATTCTCTAAGATATTGGCTTTGGGTGAAATAGCAGTAAATACAGGAAAGGCAATTGCTGCAGGTGTTGCGCAGGCGCAATCAGTGCCTTTCCCAGGTAATATTGCAGCTATTGCAACAACTGTCGCTACTATCCTTGCCAATATTGCAACTGCTATTAAAACCGTAAAGTCCGCCAAGTTTGCAACCGGTGGACTAGTTACTGGGCCGGGAACCGGAACGAGTGATAGCATACCGGCACAACTAAGTAACGGAGAATCGGTAATGACAGCGAGAGCAACAGAATTATTCGCTCCGATCCTTTCTTCATTTAACCAAATGGGCGGAGGAGTTCCAATAAATATCACCGCATCAAGTAATCAGACCATGGGAGAGGATATGTTAGCAAGAGCTGTAGCAAAAGGAGTCCAGATGATGCCTAATCCGGTGGTATCTGTAACTGAAATAAACACAGTTGGAAAACGAGTTGAAGTACTTGAAAATTTAGGTAGCCTATGACAGCATACGAATTATTATCAATGAATGCATTAGCTTTAAAAGTGATGTGTGACAAATCCTTGAATGTTTCCGATATTAAATATTTGGATTTATATAAGGAGTACTCTCTGATGATTAAAGAAGGGCATAAAAAGACTTACATAATGCAATATCTTTCCGATCAATATAATATATCGGAAAGGATGGTTTACAACGTTATTGAGAAGCTTTCCTCTAACGTTGATTTATAGTTTAAGGGTGGGCGTTGCTCACCCTCTTTTTTACTGAAACGATTACTTCAGTGCAATTTTAGTCCTACATTCTTATAGCCGTATCTGGTTTAGTAACTTTGTTACAAACAATTACAGATATATGGCTAAATTATACATCAACAAAGACATTGCTGCTGATGCTGATAAGGTAAAATATTGGCTAACAGGTAACGATTCAATTTCTTTCCCTGATATACAGGGCTTTATAGACTGGATTCCCAACGATGATAATAGAATAGATATTGAGCTTCATTCTTGTGGTGGAGACTGCACAGAAGCTTATGCTATTTATGATGCTTTACGTGCTTCTGGAAAGGAAATATCATGTAAGGTTGTAGGAAATGCTGCATCTATGGCTACAGTAATTTTACTTGCTGCACCACTTGAACGAAGAAGCGCATATCAACATGCCGAGCTATTGATTCATTCTCCTTATTATCCGTCCGGTGCAAAAATTGGGGATATAACTTTGGCTAAATTGGAAGAATTGAAAAGCGATCTGGAAGCAGAAAAAGAAAAGATGCTTAATCTCTATGTAGATCGCACAGGACAATCAAGAGAAGTATTAGAGGCGCAGATGGCAACAGATAGCTGGTTTGATGCAGAGAAAGCTATTGAGCTGGGATTTGTGTCTTCTATTGTTCCGGCTGCTTCTGCATCTGCATCTGCATCCAAACCAGAGCTTAATAGTAATCTTAATATTGAAAGTATGGCAAAAGAAGAAAAGAAAGTGACAGTTGCACAGGCATTTCACATGCTTGGTGTTGCTTTGGGGGTAGTAAAGGAAACTCCTGAAGCTGTCGGAATGGTAATTACTACATCAACCGGTGATGAGTTGACTGTAGAACGTGAGGAAGGAGAAATTCAGGTTGGTGATCCGGCTTCTCCTGATGGTGAATTTGTATTAGAAGACGGACGCACGGTTATCGTGGTTGATGGAGTTATTACGGAGATTAAGGATCCTTCTTCCAACGAAGAAGATACACAAGCCTTGAAAGACCGTATTGCAGAACTAGAAGCAGAGAACGCTTCTCTAAAATCAAGTGCAAAGAGTGAAACCGATGCTCGTATCATTGCGGCTGTGGAAAAAGCAGGTGGAGAAGCTTGGTTAAAAAAGGCCACTGGTTCTTATGTGCCTGCAGGCCGGTCGTATACTCCACAGACAAAGAAAGATGAAGAAACAAAACCGGTGAGCTTGGTGGAACGAAAGTTAGAAGAAGCGAGAGATAAAAATAAAAAGAGATACTCAAAAAAGGTATAAGGTATGAATATTTTAGATTCAGTAAAAGACTTGACGAAGGATAACGGAGCGGTAAAAAGCTTGCGTGATCTATTAGTGTTGACGAACTTTGTTGATGAATCCTTGGAGCAGTTCTTTACGTTTGTTCAAAATGTACAGAACGGGCAAAAACTTGGATGGACTGGAGAAATGGAAGATGTAGGCTGGGCTGGTGCTCCCTGTAATCCTACTTATAAAGATGTTACTGTACAGGCAGCGGAAAAGACATGGGATATTGGACAATGGTCAGTTCCTTTGAAATGGTGTTATGAGGACTTCATGAACACTATTGCTGAATATGCGTTAAAGACCGGTACAGATATTGGTGATTTGACAAGCACGGAGATTATGGATGTTATCATTTATCCGGCTCTTGACCTTGCAATTAAGCGCATGTTCTGGCGTTTTATTTGGTTTGGCGACAAAGAAGCTCAAAACGTGTCAACAGGACAAATCACAGATGGGGTAGATGTTGAACTGTTCAAACCGTGCAATGGTTTCTGGAAACAATTATTTGCCATCGGTGCAGCCAATACAGGTCAAAGAGTGAATATTGCAGCCAACAGCGAAGCTTCTACTGCAGCACAATTGAGCGGAATTAAAACGGCCAATGTTGCAATCGGAATCTTTGATTCATTGCTTGAAAACGCTGATCCTCGTATTGCTGCAATGGAAGGTGCTGCTATTTATTGTACTAAGTCTTTAGGCGATGCCCTTACCAAAGATTTGAAACGTGAATACAAAGAGATTCTGACATGGGAACAAATCTTTAAAGGTTTGGATGTAACAGAGTACAATGGAGTTATGGTATATAGGGTTTCTATTTGGGATCGCTTTATTCAAAAATACCAGAACAATGGAACTAAGCTGAATCTTCCTCACCGTGCGATTTATGGTTCTCCAAAGCAGCTGTTTGTTGGTTCTCCCGCAAATCAAATTATTTCTGATTTGGAAATTTGGTTCAATCAGGATGAAAGAGTAACCAAGGCTTATTCAGCTGGTCGCCTTGGCTGTTTGATTGGAGAGGATAATTTGTTCCAACTTGCTTATTAAGAAAGGAGATTTTATGTCAGGAGTTTGTGACAATTTAATCAAAAAGGACATCGCACCGTCGTGCGATGATCCTATTGTTCCGGGAATAGAACAGGAAGGCGTTATTGCTAATCGATCTGATGTTGATTTTTCCGCAACCACTTTCAATTCAACTCGAAAGAATGTGATTGAAACGTTGGCGATGAAATCCGGCAAGAAAGCATATAAAGTTGTGGTTTATGGCGGTACTCCTTTTACAGGGACAAATGTAGCGTTGGCTACAGGGACATATCGTAATACATTTACTAACACCGTTAATATGGTCGTTTTGGCTAATGACCCTGATGTATGTGGTGATATTATTGACGGATTAGCAAATGGGGAGTTTGTCGTTGTTCTGGAAAATAAATCCAAGGGCTTGCAAAAGGAAACTAATCCGGGAGATTCTGCATTCCAAGTATATGGCTATTATCAAGGCCTAAAAGCTGCAGAAATAAGCAATGATAAGTATTCAGAAGACACAGATGGTGGTTGGTCTATCAGCCTTACGGAAACGAAAGTTCCTAAATCCGCTTTATTCTTGTATAAAACAAGTTATGAAACAACTAAAGCGGCTGTAGATGCTCTTACATCTGTTGTAGGAGGGTAAATCATGGAATTATTAAAAGTGGTTGGTAAGTTGGAAGAATTGAGAGAACGTGATGTTCTCTCTTCTTCCGACAAACTTGACATTGAATTAATGTACAGAGACGTTTTCGGGAGGAATTTCGTTAAAACATCTTGTAATGACTGTTACCATGATGCTGTGATTGAAATGTATATACATCTAAAAAAAACAGGTAAAATGAAGGAAAAATCAAATTACATATTGAAAAATGGTGTTGTCCTACAAAAAGAGTTTGGAAGTGGGGAAATGTATACCAATGAGAACATTACCGATGAATTTGCAGAAAACTATTTGTCGGATAATCCAAAAGGTATCATGTTTTTTGCAGGCTATCCTGCAGATTGGGAGAATAAAGTAAGAAAACGTGTACTGAAACGAGAATCTATTAGCGATGAACTTATAGCAATTATTGTTGAAGCATTTGATAGTGGAGTTTCAGAAGATTCATTGCTGGCCGAACTTACAAATTATGAGCTTGGTGGACGAAAAATCACCGAAAAACAATTGAACAATCATCTTTCAAAGGCGAAAGACATAATTGCAAAAAGAAAAGACGCTGAAAAGCTGGATAAACAGCAGGAAAAGAAAGAGGAGAATATTGAAAAGTCAGAGAAAACAGAAGAAAAATAATCCATTATGAGGGTAAAGGACCTTAAAAAGAAAAGCAGTAACCGAGTAGATGTATCTTACTTGCGTCAGTTTGGAATACAAGGGTTTGGAGATGACAACCTTTACCCTCAAACTCTCCGCAATATCATTGCTGCAAGCTCTACCGGAAGCGAATGTGCAGAGCGATATGCCAATTTTATCGAAGGTAACGGATTTAAAGACATTCGTTTTTCTGAATATGTCGTAAATAGAAAAGGAGATACCGTAGATGATATTCACGCTCTTGTATGCCCTGACGTAGGAGATTTTGACGGAATGTCATTACATGTTAATTATAACATATTTGGAGAAATATGTGAATTGAATTATGTCCCTTTTGAAAATTGCAGGCTTTTGGAAGAAGATTCTAACGGGTATGTTGCAAAGATAGCAGTTCATCCGGATTGGAGCGGCAAAAAGACACGTGCCGGTAAACCTCTTCAAGTAAAAAAAGAAAATATTGATTTTATAGATGTGTTCAATCCTCGAAAAGAGGTGGTTTTAGCTCAAATAGAAGCTGCTGGCGGTATTGAGTATTATAAAGGACAGATTCTATGGTTGTCCGGAGGCGGAAAAAATGTTTACCCTCGTTCACGTGCCGATAGAGTTGTAACAGAAATGAGTACAGACGAAGGCTTAGCTAACGTGAAGTTTAGAAATGTTCGTTGTAATTTTCTATCAGCCGGTATTGTTATAACCAAAAAAGGACAAAGTATTGCCGGAGAGGATTCATCAGGTTTAAATGATAATGACGGTTTTTCTGATATGCTAGGAAAGTTACAGGGAGACACTAACTCATTAAAGATGCTTGAAGTTGAAATTAGCTCTGATGAAGAAAAACCGGAGTTTGTCGATCTGTCATCAAAGAATTACGATAAAGAGTTTTCCGTTACGGATGCGAGTGTAGTAGAAAGAATATATTCTGCGTATGGTCAAGAACCTTGGTACTGCATCCGTATTGGTAAAGTCGGTTTTTCTGGTGATATTTTGGAAGATGCTTTTGAATACTATAATTCTATTGTTTCCAAACAACAACGCATGATTGAACGGGCTTTTCAAAAGATTTTTGACGGTTGGTATGAAGTGGCTAATCCTTCAAATGATTACAGTGTTGAACCTCTTAAATATGTGAGAAATGCAGCAGTATCTAATAACAGCAGAGGAGGTATCTAAATTTTCCCGTGATATGTCTATTCATTTGGATGATTCTAAAATTGAGACATATATTCGTGAATCTGAAAATATTGACATCAAGAGTGCATTAGGAGATGCATTATTTCTTGAAGTAAAGGAACATCCTGAAAAATATAATATTCTTCTTAATGGTGGGGAATATGATAGCGAGTGCGGCATCAGACGGTCCTTTGTTGGTCTTAAAACAGCACTTGCTTATTATACTTATGCCCGTATCGTAAAAAATGGAGATGGCAATGTTACTCGTTTTGGATTTGTAAATAAAGAATCTGAATATTCATCCCGTCCGGACATAAAAGAGAAAGTTATGGCTTACAATGATACATTCAGTATTGCGGACAGGTATTTAAAAGAGTGTGTACAGTATTTGAATGATTGCAAAAATGACTTCCCTCTATATAATGGTGGAGGGAAATTGAAGGCAAATAGAACGGTTTATCGAATAATTGGAGAATGATATGGAAGCAGAAGGATTATTAGATAGAGCAAAGCAAATCAGAGACGAAAAAGAGGACGGAGCGAATACTGCGTTACGTGTTGGCGGTCTGATGGTTGATATGGTTAAATCTTTCGGGAATCAATCTTTTGAGATTTTGGGGCATTATAACACTTTAGAAGAATTAAAATTGGCTTTTCCTGATGGTCCTACACAAAAGGGTTTGTACGCTGTAGGAAAAAAGCCATATAGTTATTATGCTTATTACGACGGAGATTGGCAGGATCAGGGAAAATTGATGGAAGAATTATCTGTATATAAGTCTTCTTTATCTTTTGGAGAAATAGAAGACGGATCTATTGTCACTAACGATCAGTTAATAGAAATAGCCGCAATTACTAATGCTTGGAAAGCAGGAAAGATCGTATACGTTATAGATGAAAAAGGTGCTTTTTATAATTTAGGAGCATTAAATATTCAAATAGCAGATGATAATACTGAATGCTCTTTTTTAGCGTTTGGTCAAAACCGTTATTTGTGTATTTTCAGATGTGAACCTTCTATTTCGTCTCCAACATGGAACGTATTCCCTGTTGGCAAAGATCTATTTGCTTTAATTAAACATACCCATGTTGCTGGAGACATTACAGAAGAATACAATAAAAAGTTTATGACTGACGATGAGAAGTCTAAATTAAAAGATATTGATCTGTCTCAATATGCTAAAGCCGACCTTTCCAACGCTATAGAGGTTTCTTTGGGAGCAAACGGTTATGCCAAGTTCAATAATGGATTGCTTGTACAATGGGGAAGAGTTGGAGGTTCGTCTACAGCTTCGTATCGTGTGACTATGCCCACATCTTTTTATAATACTGAATATAAAATATTTGCAACTGTATACAAACCTAGTAGTGGCTCTGCGATATATTCAGCTTCTCCTTTAGCAACAAATAAGACCGTTAGTAGATTCTACTTAAATAGAAATTATGCAAGTGGTGGTACTACTGGATTATCGCAAGAATCATGGGATTGGATGGCAATAGGTAGATGGAAATAAGGAGGTAATATTATGGGAAAAATATATTGGAAAAATGGTT